GTTCATGCATTGTTTCCCCAGTGAAATAATAGTAAAGAATAAATAATTTTATAAAAAATATCCTGAGATCGGAGAAACAAGATGCCTCTAAATTTAGCATCTCCTGGTATACTGGTAAGAGAAGTTGACTTAACCATCGGTAGAGTGGACGCTACAAGCGGTTCTATTGGTGCGTTGGTTGCTCCTTTTACAAAAGGACCTGTGGAGGAACCACAACTCATAGAGAGTGAGGAGGATCTATTACAAACTTTTGGACAACCTTATTCACAAGATAAGCAGTACGAATATTGGATGGTTGCATCATCATATCTCGCATATGGTGGTACAATGGAAGTTGTTCGTGCAAATAATGATGGATTGTTTAACGCATGTGTCGGTTCTGCAACATCTATAAAAATCAAGAGTAGCACTCATTATAATCAACTTGAGTATGATGACAATACTATTCCTGGTTATACTGTTATTGCAAAAACACCTGGTTCTTACGCAAACGATTTATTAGTTTCGATAATAGACGCAAAAGCAGACCAAATATTAACTGGTATAACAACAACCACTGCAACTGCATTTACATTACAAAATGCTTCTGTTGGTAATATTGGTATTACAACAAATAAAATTACTGGTATTAATACAGCAGGTTTGTCATTAAACCAAACAGTAAATACAATTCAAGGTGTTGTTGGTGCTGGTCTTACAATTACTACAATAAATCCAAGTGAAGTTATTATAAGTGGTAATAGTTTAAATGATGGGATTGTAAATCCAATAACAACAGATGGTAATATTGGTATTACAACAAATAAAATTACTGGTATTAACACAGCAGGTTTATCAGTAGGTCAAGCAACACAAAAAATTACTGGTGTAGTTGATTTTGGACTTACAATTACACAAATTAATGTAGATGAACTAATTCTAAGTGGTAATAGTTTAAATTCTGCAAAACAATTTGGCGTAGATTTCCAATTTGGTGATACAAACGCTAAAACTGGTGTAGTATTCCAATTTGGTTCTTCAACATCATCTGGTATTGGAATTGCTGTTGGTAATGGATTTAAAGCAGATGTAAAACCAAATACAGTTATTGTAACAAATGTAAGCACTGGTGCTACATCAGTTCTTGATGGAACAATACGTGGTGTAATTACTGAAGTAGGAACAGATCAGGTATCAGTTAAGATTAATGCACATGTTTCTGCTGGTGGAACAATTACAGAAGTTGATTACAAACAGAATGGATCATACGCTCTTGCTGAGACTGGCACGATAACAATTCAAGATGGTTCAACAACAAGAGGAACTGCAAATTACACAGCGGAGAAAGATTGGTTTGACCAGCAAGAAATAGTCTTAACGACTAAAAAACTTGATGGCACATTCAATACAATCAAGTGGAGTACAATCGCTGATAAACCTGGAACATCAGCATTTGCTGGTGCAAGAGGTGGTCGTTTTGATGAACTTCATATTGCAGTCATTGATGATAAGGGTACAGAAACTGGAAACGCAGGTACAATTCTTGAAAAACATGTAAGTCTTTCCAAGGCAAAAGATGCCGAGTATTCAGTTGGTTCTCCTGCATATTGGAGAAAGTACCTTGAAGTAAATTCACAATACATCTATGGTGGTAGTGAACCAACAGCCAATACAACAGGAATTGGATTTGATGATATTCTAACTTATGAGGTTAACTCAGATAAAGGTTGGGATCAAGATGCAGTAAATATTAAATTTGCTGGTCTTGGAGTTTTGAATGCATCATTAAAAGGTGGTAAAAATTATAATACAAAAACTGATTACGTAACAACTGGTGCACTAAGTGCAGGAGTTGGAGATCTTATCAGTGGATACACACTATTTGAAAACACTGAAGATGTTGAGGTTGATTTTATTTTAATGGGTGCTGCACACCATCCAAAATCACAATCACAAGCAATCGCTGAAAAGGTAATTGCTGTTGCAGAGGCGAGAAAGGATGCAGTAGCATTTGTTTCACCATATCGTCAAGCGTTCTTAAATGATTCTGGTGATGGAGTCGTGGCAGTAAGTAACATCGATACAATTACTGATAACGTTGTAGGATTCTATACTCCAATAACTTCAACAACGTTTGGTGTATTTGATAGTGGTTACAAATACATGTTTGATAGATTTAATAACACATTCCGCTATGTTCCATTAAATGGTGACATTGCTGGAACTTGTGCTAGAACTGATATTGAACAGTTCCCATGGTTCTCTCCTGCAGGAACTGCAAGAGGTGCTATACTTAATTCAGTGAAACTTATTTACAATCCTGGTAGAAAACAGAGAGACATTCTATATTCAAATAGAATTAATCCTGTTATAGTTTCACCTGGAGCAGGTATTATTCTCTTTGGAGATAAAACTGCATTTGGTAAGTCATCAGCATTTGACAGAATTAACGTTCGTAGATTGTTTATTTTCTTAGAAGATGCTATATCAGCAGCGGCTAAGGATCAACTCTTTGAGTTTAACGATGAATTGACACGAACAAACTTTGTAAATATTATTGAACCATTCCTACGGGATGTTCAAGCAAATCGAGGTATATTTGACTTCGTTGTTGTTTGTGATGAAACAAACAATACAGCAGCAGTAATTGATGCAAATGAATTCGTTGCTGACATCTTTATCAAACCAGCAAGATCAATTAACTTTATTGGTCTTACCTTCGTCGCCACCAGAACTGGTGTTGAATTTGAAGAAGTAATTGGTTCCGTTTAATTAACAGAGGTTTAATCAACTATTATGGCTAGTAGAAATCAAATCAATCCACCACCACTAAGGACGATTTCCGACTTTAAGAGTAAGTTGACTGGTGGCGGTGCTCGTGCTAATCTGTTTGAAGTTGTCCTCACATTTCCTGATGCGGCTCAACCGCCACAGGAAGTCCTTGATAAATCAAGGTTTTTAGTTAAAGGAGCACGACTTCCAGCATCGAACATTGCACAAATCGAAGTACCTTTCCGTGGAAGGGTACTTAAAATCGCAGGTGATAGAACATTCGATTCATGGACAGTTACAGTTATCAACGATACAGACTTCTCAATTAGGTCTGCATTTGAGAACTGGATGAATACAATCAATAAACTGAATGATAATACTGGATTAGTAAATCCTGCAGATTATCAAGCAGATGCATTTGTATTCCAACTTGACCGTGATGGACAAACTTTAAGAAAGTATCGTTTCTATGATACATTCCCAACACAGGTTGGTCCTATCGAACTTTCATATGACGCTCAAGGAATTCAGGAATTTACCGTCGAACTTCAGGTTCAGTATATTGAAATTGTGAAGGGAGATAGTCCTGTTGCACAGGGTGAAAACATCAGCTAAATAGAACATAATAACAAGTTCATAATATAATGGCAAAACTTTTTGGTTTTTCAATTGAGGAAACACAAAATAAATCCACTGCTATTGTCAGCCCTGTCCCTAAAAATAATGCGGATGGGGTTGATAATTATATATCAAGTGGGTTTTATGGTCAATATGTAGATATTGAAGGTGCATATCGTAACGAAAACGAATTAATTAAAAGATATCGAGAGATGGCACTTCATCCAGAGGTGGATAAGGCTATTGAAGATGTCGTTAACGAAGCAATTGTAACAGATTTATATGACTCACCTGTTGAGGTTGAGTTATCAAACCTTAATGCAAGTGAGAGTATAAAGAAAAAAATAAGAGAAGAATTTAGATATCTTAAAGAGACAATGGACTTTGATAAGAAGTCTCATGAAATTTTTCGTAATTGGTATATTGATGGTCGTTTATATTACCTTAAAGTTATAGATCAAAAAAATCCTCAAGAAGGTATTCAAGATTTAAGATATATTGATCCAATGAAGATCAAGTATATTAGGCAGGAGAGAAAACCAGACAAAGATATTAGGAGTCTTACAATAGACAAACAAGAAGATACTCCTAATCCAAAATTTGATGAGTATTATCTATACACTCATAAACCCCAATATCCATCTGGAATGATTAATCAAGCAGGAAAGGGTTCAGTTAAAATTGCTAAAGATTCAATTACATATTGTACATCAGGATTAGTTGATCGAAATAAAAATCGTGTTCTCTCATATCTTCAAAAAGCAATTAAAGCACTTAATCAACTTCGTATGATTGAAGATAGTTTAGTAATTTATAGATTATCGAGAGCACCAGAAAGAAGAATATTTTATATTGATGTAGGTAATTTACCAAAAATTAAGGCAGAACAATACCTTAAAGAGGTAATGAATCGTTATCGAAATAAGTTAGTATATAATGCACAAACTGGTGAGATTCGTGATGATCGTAAGTTTATGTCGATGATGGAAGATTTTTGGTTGCCAAGAAGAGAAGGTGGTCGAGGAACTGAAATCACTACTTTACCAGGTGGACAAAATTTAGGTGAACTTACTGATGTAGATTATTTCCAAAAGAAATTATATCGTGCACTTGGAGTACCTGAGTCTAGAATTGGTGCTGATAGTGGATTTAACTTAGGTCGTTCATCTGAGATATTAAGGGATGAACTTCAATTCTCTAAATTTGTAGGACGTTTAAGAAAACGTTTTGCACATATGTTTAATGATATGCTTAAGACGCAACTTATTCTTAAGAATATTGTTACTCCTGAAGATTGGAAACAAATGGAAGATCATATTCAATATGACTTCTTATATGACAATCAATTTGCAGAACTCAAAGAAAGTGAGATGTTACAAAATCGTCTCGGTAATTTAGCACAAATCGAACCATATATCGGTAAGTATTATTCTACAGAGTATGTTCGTAAGAGAGTTCTTCAACAAACTGATCAAGAAATTGAAGAGATTGATATGCAGATTGAAGACGAAATTGAAAAAGGTATTCTACCAAATCCAGCAGAGGTTGATCCAATTACTGGAGAACCATTACCACAAAATGGTCAAGATTTAGGTGATGTTCCTGTAGATGAAGATCCAGATGAGGCAGCAGCGAAGATAACAGATGCTGATTATCAAAAAGATACTAAAACAGCAGAGATATAAATAAGTATATTGCAATAAATTAATCTTATGGAAGATCTTGTGGATTTGATCGCTACTGATGCGAG